TTCCGCGTCGCCGCGTGCGGCCGTTAGAACCTTGCCATCATCAGTTGGATCAACAGGGATAGGCAGGCGTGGATCTACCTCAGCTTGAATGTCGGATATAAGGGCCAGGGTTCCAGTAGCCGTAGGCCACGCTATATCATGCGTGTGGCCGCTATGCGTTAAACGCCATAAGCCAGGCGGCACTACTGAGTAGTACGATGCAGACGGCTCAGGCGAGGTCTGATACATCCATGTCCCTGTGATCATCTCATCCACATCCCTATGCGTTGCGATGGGGTCGGCCTCGGCAGTCACAGGAGCATCGGTAGCACAATTAACTACACTACCATCAGTTACACACCATTTCGTATTTGTTAATGTTCCTACTTTAGGATCAACCTCTGCGGTCACGGCAGTCTGCCAGGACAATGCCCCGCTTCCATTCGTCTGCATGAATTCACCAGCATCACCGTCATCCGGTGGGAGCGTATAGGCGATATTCTGTGTTTGGCTTCCAGCGGAAAACGTAGTCCGATAGCACGCCGCCCCACTATCGTCTGAAGAAATGAACGTCAACGGGGCAGGGATAGACAGGCACGACGCCGGGTAATTGTCGTATCCGATTTCCACGCCGGCATGGAATTTCGGAACGAGCGTTGTAGTCCGGCCGCGTCCCAACACAGTCGCCAGCGTGTCAGTTTCTACCCCAGAAATATCAGCATTAGTTAAAGCATGACCATGAAAATCCCAATCCCCTGTAGAATCCACTTCACACATGGGGGCAGCATCGGTATCCAGGATATCAAAAATATTCTGTACTTGCCCCGTTGCTTTCTTCAAAGTCATTGACGCCCGTGTAGATAGAGAGGCATCAGGTTGAAGTTGATAAAGATTGCCCTGCTTATGCATCCGATGATTCGCTCCCGTCTCATCCACGACAGGGATTTGCGCAAGGCACGGTAGGGCAATGAGAAGAATCAAGCGTAGCAGCGCGTTTTTCATAACCTCTCCTTAAAATTCAATGTTACTAAATTGTAGGGTATCTTGACCTTCATCCAGGATTGTTCCGCCATCGTACAGGAAGCACTCGGAAACAATTATTTTCCCCTCCGAGGCAGGCAGAATATGCACGGTCCCCAAGGAACGGCAACGGGTGACGATTGCAAGCACGGTCCCGGAAGAGGAAACTCCATTAAGATTCAGCCCTCCTGCAAACTGGCAATCCTGGACGCGGATGGATTCGGACAGGGTGAGATTGAGAGTCACGGCACCTGAGAAGGCCAGACCCTCAAACGTAATCTCTGTCCCGGTTGTTATATCGGCCAGCACCCCCCCCGCGAACGAGAACACCGTCCCGGATTCCCCCAGGATACGGAGATTGGACACGGAGGCCAAGGTTAACGTCTCCACGCCCGTAAACGCATACGTTCCAGCGGGGCAGAAGATAGTATACCCACCCCCCTCCCCTGCGGCGAACGCGACGGCAGCAAGCAGCTTGTCCTTGTAGGTGGCACCGGCGTACCGGCGGATGTCCAGCCAGGGGCCGGATGCTATCACTCGGGGGGCGTAATTCCAACCACTCAATGGCATAAAAATTCCTTGCGCGCGGTCATACTACTCTGACAGGAAGCCGTTTTGTTCCAAGCGCAGAACACAAAAAGACCGGGGAAACCCCGGTCTTAGGTATGCATGCTGTAAAGAACCCTACTTTACGTGGAAAGTGAATTTGTACAAAGTTCCGTCAGGACTAGCTTGCCAGGAGATGTTGGAGAACGTGGCATAGGCCCCAGGCTCATTAGGATTATAAATGGCCGTGTACAGGCGGACCGTATGCGGCACCGTCGGCAGACAGTCCATGGAAATCCGCATGACCTGATCGGAGGGCAACTTGTCCTTGTCCAGGTCGTTGCACGCTCCCAGAAATTCAAATTCCCAACGGTAGCCCGTAAGATCCTTCTGGCTGTCGGAGAGGAATGTGCCTTCGTAAGCGTACACGGTTTTGTCCGGCTCGATCGGGGTTTCGCTGGTGAACCAATTGTCACATGACACGAGCGGGAGCATGAGTAGAATGAAGATAAGAGCAAACTTTTTCATGATAACCTCCTTCAAGGTTTAACGGCTTCGACGGTGTACCATACTTCCATGGATCCCGCAGGGGAGACCCTCTTAAACTTCCACCCCACGCCATCCGTCAGCATGAAGATTTCTTTGGGTGGAATGGCGGTCCCCGGTGACTTGAACTCCGCTTGAATCAGGCCGGATGCGCCCGAGTCCCACTGCATGGAGCACTTCGTGAATGGGACGGGAAGCGGCTCAGCATCTTTCTTTGACCAGAGCCATCCGAAGGCCAAGGTCCCGGCGAACAGAACGACCAACGAAAACACCAACACACTACGCAGTTTCATAAACCCTCCTTTTCTGGATTGCCGCCTTTAAATACCATGTGAAATTCCGTTTGTCAAGGGCTTCACGATGCTCTGTGTACCGCCGCACGTCGGCAATCAGGATGGCGGAGTACACGGGATCGAAGTCATGCATGATGACCACGCGCGCGTCGATATAGTACCGGTGATCGTACGGAATGAAGTACGTCAACGTCACCAGATTGGACGCAGCCGCGTCGGATTCGGAGTGATCCACGCGGCGGAACTGTGCGAAATATTTCCGTATCAGGAGATTTCCTAAGGTATGAATCGGCGACCAATCCTGCCACGAAATGTTGGGTTCTTGGAAAATATCTCTCCCCAAGGCTTGAAGTTCCAACTGAAATGCGTACGGACCCAAACGATCCCGATGGGGGGATGTATCCGATCTCCCCAATTCCAACAGAATGCGATTAGCCGCCCGACGAGCGATTCCCCCGAGCATTACTGAAGCAGTCGGTCCACGACCGCAGGAATGCTTTCCAAAACTCCGTCAAACTCCCGCAGGTTACTCCCGTCAGAGCTTACAACGCCCGCGAGGCGCAGCCACTTCCCGCAATCCCGGAATCCATCGGGGATCTGCGCGAATGGGCACACGTCATGGTCCAAGATGCATAATTCCTCCGTGTAAAACGGGCAAGCAAACTTCTGCACGAATGCATCCATCACCCTACATCCTCAAAAATGTCCTTGATCGCTGTTTCGCCTTCTTGCCCAACCTGCTTCAACGCCCTTGCACGCGCCTTCCACAGGTCACTACGCAAGAACAACATGAGCAAGTCGTCTCCATTGGGACGGAGGAACCGGACGGGGTAGTATATCTCCCCCACGGCAATTTCGCCAACCTTATACTCCCGGTTTTTCACTCCCTCGGCCTCCACGAGCACCGATTGGATGTCGGAGCGATGAAATAGCCTCTTCCAAAGAGCCTTGAACATCAGATACCTCCCAGAGCGTAGTCTACGGAGCATGCCCCGACCGCTTGGACGGAAACTGCCGTGAATTCCACCCCAACCAACAGCAGGAAGTCATCGCACGGGAACACGATAGTATCCCCATCATTGTCCAAGGTGACGTTCACATACCCACCGGACACGGAGATCAATAGCGCCTTGATGGTAGCCATGCCAGACAACGGCAAGGAAAACACCACCCCGGATAGAAGTTCAATCTGCCCGTCATGGACGATGGTACAGGTCTGATTTGGGGCAAATTCCCCAAGCAGCGTTGTTCCCAACGTATCCGAGCGGGAAATGGACAAATCCGCCGATAGTACGGTCATCGCGTTAGCAACCCCTCCAGTGTTCGGTCCAAGTCCGCCAAGCGACCGACGAATTCCAAGTACTGCGCCTCCATAAATGGAATCGCGTGTGCTGCCTCAAGCATGTCCCGCATTTGGGATAGTGCTCCGTGGATGGATTCCAAGAACTCCTTGATCCTGGGGGCCGTAGAACGACCCCTGTCAGCGCCCTGAGCAGCTATAGCGCGCAATTCCTCCTCCGCCGTGGCTTCCAGACCCTCATACAGGGCAATGAGGTCCTGGAGGCGCTCAGAGCCCTCCTGCATGGTCGCCTTAGGCATATCCGAGTCCGGCCAAAGCTCCAAAGTCTTGCCTTTCCGGCGGAGAATGTACTTATTCTTGCCCCAAGTGCCCTTGAATGCCCCGTCGTTGTGCGCTCCAAAGGCGGAAATCAGGATTCGACCATCCACGGAATCCGGATTGTACACGGTGACGAAGGCGGGAGTCTCTCCAATGCTGGCCGAGGACACAAACCCGTCCTCAAACAGATCAAACCGGCGCTTCCGGCGTCCGCTTGGGTTCCTTTGGATGACCAACTCCTCGGAAAGTGTCATATATCCCCGGAACTCAGCATGGCCTTCAGTTCATCCTTAACGCGACGGGCGGTATCCCCCCGCCAATCCACGGAACGGGAGTAGAGCATCTCCAACAGGGAAGTCATTAGGACTTTAACCCCGCGCGGGCCATGTCCCGGATCTGCGCCAGATCCAAGGCATCTCCGGTCAACTCGATGCTCTTACCGAGAGCATGAAACTTCTGTTGCCGACCCGCAATCATAGCTACGGCGGCCTTCTCAATCGCCTGTAAGGCGGCTACAGCCGAGGACTCCTGAACGGGCGTCTCTTCCTTCAACAGTTCTTCGACAAGACTTGGCATGCTATTCTGACAGCCTGGAGAGACCATCTTACTTACCGCCGTGAGCCTTCATGCCTGCCAGGAGTTGCGCGCGTGTGGGCGCTTTCTCTGAAAAGGCTTTGAATTTTTCATCGGAAACGAACCGCACGAGCAATCGGCACTTACAACCAATTACGCAGGCGGTCCGAGCTTCCTTTGGCAAGGTTGGTATATTCTGCTTGGAGAAGGGAGACATTTTTAGAAGCCATTGGCAGGTCTGGCAATGCTCAGCTTTTGGATTCATGATCCAGTAGATCAAGGCATTACCAGGTGTGGCCATGACTCTGCCAGACTCGAAGGCCATGCGTAGGGAGTTCCCGTAAAGCTTGGTCCGGTCGGCCATGTTCATCTTACTTCCACGACCCACGCGCTCGGCCGCCACGTCATCCACGAATTTGTTGAAGTACTTGGACTCGTCCGTCAGCGTTCGCTCCAACCACTCCCGATCCTTGGCCGTTAGCGGCGGAGGCTCATCCTTTTTCATGCTGGCCACGTAGCCCCGGACGCCTCCGGCCTGCAACCCCAAGGAAAAGGCCCGCCGGTACATCTCCCGGAACAAGCCTTTAGCGTCCCGTTGGAACTTGGCGCGGGTTTCATCCCCATAGCGGAATTTGCGCAACAGTCTCCCGAGGGTTTCCGTAAAGTCCGCTTCCACGACCTTGTAGTCTTCCAAGGCGCGCTTGGCGTCTTGGCGCTTGACGCGCTGGAGGTACTCGGGGGATATGGACGCGACATATTTCCCCACAAGATCACGGGTGCTCGGCTTATGCAATCCTGCGTGCTTGGTGAAGGACTTGGCCTCGGTGAGATACTCCACCGTGTCCAAGAGGTCCAGGACCTCAATTACTGACCGTTGAGGATCCATTTGATGGCGTTGGCGCAGGCCTCTTGCAAGGCAGGAGCGGGCGTAAACTTCAAGCGGGACCGGCGGTCAAACTCCTTGGATCTGCGGTTGCCCGAGAATCCAAAGGAGTAAGACCGGGGCTCGATGATGCGAATGGAGAAAATGCCCAGCCCCCCCACCTGTACTTCCTCCCCGTGTCTCAGCGCATCCGACGCCACCGTAGACATCGTGGCCAAGATAATGGCCAATTCCTTGTTGGGAATATCAATTCCTTGGGAGAATAGAACGTCTCGAATCCGTTGTAAAAAGTCATTTTTGCGTAGCAACTTATGCTTCCTCCGTTAAGTCCTGTGCGATACTACCCGCCAGCCGGTCCCGGATTTTCTCAAGGCGACGGCTCAACTCCGCCAATTGCTTGTCGGAGGCAATGCCCTCCATGCCGGAGAGTAACGTCTGTACCACGCCCACCCCCAGGTTCTGGTCCGGAGCCAACGCCAACTTCTGCATAATGTCCGATGGGATTTGCATGAAGGCGGAAGTCAGCCACTTAATCCACTCCGCCTTGTTCCAGCCCGCCACGTCAGCAAAGTCCGAAACGGCGGAAATGGCATCGGCAGATTCCCGAAGGTTGTCCAGCACCTGCTTGACGTAGACCTGGGACGCCACCTCCGTCATGATCTCAAACTTAGGTATCCCGTTCGGGAATAGCCCCTTCATGGTCACGTGTCGTAAGACCATTTGCTTAACGCCTGCGCAGAACGCCAACTGCAACCGCTCAATGACCCTGGCAAATCGCACGTCCTGGAACATGAGATAGCGCCCCTTGTCCCACCCAGAGGAGTCGTTCTCATCAAAGAACCCCTTGGGAAGGCGGGTGGCTACGCGCAGCTTGTTCCGGAAGTACTGCAAGTCCAGGATTTCCCCAACATTCCCCTCGGCCTTGATGTACTCCACGCTGGAGTTGTTCCCCTCCTTCGTGGGCCAGAAAATGTCTTCCAGGACGTTGTTGGGATCGACGGCGATCTTGAATTCCCCCGTGGCGGGGTCAATGACGGACCGCCCCTTGACGAACTTCATGTACTCCTGGACGAGACGCATCTGATCGTAGAGCGTCGCCGCCGACCCCACGTCCACTTTGAACACCCTGCGGTCGATGGACCGATTCAACCGGAAGATCTGTACGGTGATTTCCAGCATGTCAAGAATTCGCCAAGGCTTGATGGCGGGATCCAGCATGCTCTTGCCTTCGATCTGGGATGCAGAGAAATCCGGGATGCGGAAGTGAACGAAATCGGATGCAGGGTACAAGCCGTTGACGCCCACGGGAAAGATTTCAGCCAATTGCGGAGCCCGCCATCCAATGAGCTTGCCCTGTTCCAGTTCCGGCTCCGCTAGAGACGGGTGCAGGAGAATAAACCGGTAAACACCTTTCTCCTTGCTTTTACGCAGGTAGACCAGGATTTCGCCATACTTGGCCAAGGCGCGGCAGATACCGAACGCGAAGTTCTCCAGACCGGTGGCTTGGATCATCGCGTCCGCTTCCTTCTGAATGGTGGGGTCTTTACTGACGGCCCAGGTGACGCGCTTGGTGGCGAAGTTCCGTTGTGTGGCCTCCTCCGCATAGGTATCCAAGGCGACAGATATCTCGCCGCAGTCCATATCCATGATATCGAAGTCTACGAAGCGGGAATTCCGGTCCAGATAGCGCCGGAACATCTGGCGCTGGTACGCCTCCAGGGATACCACGCGGTCCAGCGCCTGCGTGTTGGCCAATTGGCCCAACCGGGCGAACGTCTGGTCCATCCCCCTTATACCCGGATCCGCCGCCCTGGCCCATTGCCTCGGCGTCACATGCGCGATACTCAGCATCCTCTTGAGCAATGACTGCCCCACAGTGCCTCCTAAGGTTTATAACCCTGCGTAACCCAGGATTCGTCTTCGGTTTCGGTTGCTACTGTTCTGACAAGTCCGGCCCCCTTCGGGACACTACGCGCCGTTGTCGGTTGGAGAATGCTTATTTTTCCAGCGGCATACTCCGTCAACAACCTGTAGGCGGCGCAGACTACGGAATCGGCCACGTCCTTCCCCTTGTCCCGCTCATGTTCTATTTTGATGGTCTTGCGACTGCTGTCTTTGATGAGATGCTGAATCTCCCACAACAGAAAGTCATGGTTGTACATTTCCATGCGCCGGGAGATGCAGAGTTCCAGGAACTGCTTGTACGGGTCCGGCGTCTTGTCTGGAGATACCTTTTTAACCTCAAATCCTGATTTCATCAGCAGTTGCAGGGCGTGGGTACTTTGAAAACTGTCAAAACTGACGAACCGAATAGGGAACCCAAAGCCGTCCCTTAGTAGGCAGATGAACTCCACGATTTTGTCAAAGTCAATCTGGTCCCCTTTCATGGCGACGATGCGCAGAGCAAAGTCCAGCCACACCACGGGAAGGAGGGAGCGGATTTGTTGATCACCTACCTGCTCCACGGATACGGCCAGGCGGGGGATGCATTCCATGGATATCCCCGTGGCGTCGATGGATTCCGACAAATCAACGTGAATAGCGCGTGATGCCCCCGGATGGTGAATGGGCCGAAACCGGCCATCCAACCCCTTGCGGACGAGATGCTGGAGAAGGAGATGATCGGTGATGGTGGTATTGGACTTGACACCCAGACGGATCTGCGGCGTCGTGAACTGCGCGAACTTCTCCCCGGAGAATGGATGCTGCCGCGTTGAGCGCATGGCGTCCTTGACCACCTGGATATTCCCGACAAAGTAGTTGAACGCCCCCGTGCTGACGCCCCCGATGTCCTGGATGGCGCTGGGAAGGTCCCGCTCGAATTCCGCTCGGAAATCCTCGGGAACGGGGAGCACGGCCGGGAACGCCCGGCGTACCTCATCATCCTTCATAGTTGGTTTAATGCCTAAGGCGGTAGCTTCCTCAGGAGACATAATCTTATGCTTTCCTGTGGACTCTCCGATAAACACGTAGAACCGCTTCTTAGAGTACTTCTCAGGCTTCTTCACGTCCCATACCGCATAGGACGAGACTTTCACCTGCGGATTGCCCCTGGATTTCTCAATGTGAATATCTAAGAAGGAAGAGGTCGCCGTGCAAGAAGATACCAACACAAGCAAGCCGGGGACGCGCCCACGTTCTTCAAACCGGCTCTTGCGTCGGCGTTCAACGGAATTGTACATGTTCAATGCGCTGTTGATGCCTTCTGTGTCCCACCCCCCCTTACCTTCCCGGAAATTTACCTCATCCAGTATCCCGCCAATAATATCCTCCGACAAGGCGTGCCGGGTTTTTGATCCGATGACAACGCGCATATTTTTAGGAAGGATAATGGCGGAGTCTTCCTGTTGTTGGGTCTGGTCAAAGCTCTTTCGGCGTTTGTTGACGGGGAAGTGCTCCCGAAAGTATGGGCTGCTGTTGATCATATTGCTCAGCTTCGTCCACCCCACCCCCTCAGCACGATACTTGTCCGAGGAAAACATGGCAAAACTAATGGGGCTGGTAGGCATCAAATCAAAATATCCATGTGGGTTAATGAGGCAACTTAGCTCATAGATTTTATAGAGCGTGGCCGCACACGCCACAGTAGTTTTGCCTGTACCCAAGGATCCCGAGATTAGCCATTCTATGATTCCATTCAGCGGGTCCAGGACTTCTTCAAGGTCCTCCAGCCACTTTGGGTACAGCCCCTTGGCCATAACGCCGAAGTAATACTCACTGGTGAAAAATTCTCGGGGAGGAACGGGGATGCGCACGTAATCCGCCGACCATAGCGCATCGGCCATCTCCCGCCAGCGGTCCGGTGTGTTGACCCCCGCCCCACGCTTCATCTAAGCCCCATGATAGGATCGTCCCAACAAGGTCTTCCACGCTTCCTCAAAGGACAACTTGGCTTCCCCAAGTGTTGGCCCACACCCGGATATAGGTACGTCCCCTGCGATATTGACGACCCACACCTTCCAATGGGTATTCTGGAGGGCGTAGTGCAACTTAGCGCGCTTTCCGCACCGGTAACATAGCACTCCATGAAAGTTCCAGCGGTGGCCCCGTAGGAGGCACACCGCTGAGCGTATCGTAGACAAGGAGATTGTTAGTTTAAGAGGTACGCCAGGGAATTTTTCCACTCAGTACCTCCGCCGCCACTTCCAAAGCATCCCGGTTTGCGTGCTCGGGATACTTGGTTTGAATAGTCTTCTCCAATGCGCACAAGTGTGTCAAAACCGGATTAAGTTCCGCGTCCAAGGCGGACTTCAACCGCCCCACGCTATCCGGCATGAACGCCCAGTCGATGCAGATGTCTACGACCCGTCGCCGAAGTCCCTGAATGGCGGCGCTCATGGCCTATTCCTCTGTCTCCAGGACCTCCCCCACCGACCCCTCTTCCAGGACGGCGTGGACGTGCCGCTCGTGCATGAGGATGTAGGACTCGCCGTCAATCGTCAACGCGGATCCTACAAACTGGTCGATCAGCACGCGGTCCCCCACTTTGACGGTCATAGGCTGGTCCAGTTGCTTGCCCTGCGCCGTCGTAGCCCTGCGCCCAACGGCCAGCACGAGCGCTTCCATCTTGGGCTTCTTGGCGTTGGCGGGGATCACAATACCCCCCGCCGTCATGTCCTGCTCCGGCACGCGCTTAACCAAGAAAC